AAACAATATACCATAAAACAACATATGATTACAATAGCTTAAAAAGGTTATTAGAAGAGAGTGGGTTTAAGAATATAAGGTTATGGNANTGGAGAGAAGTTNAGCACGGAAATATAGATGATTATTCTCAATCTTATATACCACACATGGATAAAGAAACTGGAACTTTAATGAGCTTAAATATGGAGTGTACAAAGGCAAAATAATGAGTTTTGAAACAGTTACAGAATTTGAAGAAAATATCGCAGAATATTTTGGAGCTCCATACGCAGTTGCGGTAGATTGTTGTACTCATGGATTAGAATTATGTTTAAGATATAAAGGTATAGACTATATTAAAGTACCTACACACACTTATATTGCAGTACCTTTTTTAGCAAAAAAAATAGGAATAGATTTAATGTGGAAGGAAGAAGACTGGGAAGATTATTATTATCTTACTGATAATATTATTGATGCAGCAGTGTTGTGGAAAAAGGGTAGCTATATTCCTGGAACTCTCATGTGCTTAAGTTTTCAATTTCAAAAACATTTAAGTTTAGGAAGAGGTGGAATGATTTTATTAGACAATGAACAAGATGTAATAGAACTCAAAAAATTAGCATATGATGGTAGATTACCTAATGTTCCGTGGAGAGAGCAAAACATAAGTTCAATAGGATATCATTATTATATGACACCAGAAATAGCTAAAAACGGATTAGAAAAATTACCTGCTGCAATTAAAGCTAAACCAAGGCAATGGGTATTAGACGACTGGCCTGATGTTTCGAAAATGAAAGTATTTAATAATTTTGGATAATTGAAAAAAAGTTCGTATATTAAACTTAAATAAGAACGAGAATAGTTATGAAAATAAAAAGAAGAAAGAGAGCATTTATTACTGGTATATCCGGACAGGATGGTAGTTATCTTGCTGAATATTTAATTGAATTAGATTATGAAGTTCACGGCATGATTAGAAGAAACTCTATGCCTGAAAATCAAGAAACACGGGTAGATCATCTTGTAATGGAAGGTAAGTTAAATACATATTACGGAGACTTATCAGATCAATCATGCATTGAGCGATTATTAGAAAAAATTAATCCTGATGAGATATATAATTTATCTGCACAATCACACGTAAGGATTAGTTATGATATACCGCAGTATACAGTACAAACTAATGCATTAGGAGTATTGAATGTATTAGAATCATACAGAAGAATTTGTCCAGAAGCTAAATTTTATCAAGCAAGTTCATCTGAAATGTTTGGATTATCAGTTGAAGATGACAATTGCCAAAGAGAAACAACACTTATGAATCCAGTTTCTCCTTATGGATGTGCAAAAGTTTTCGGATATAATATTGTAAGAAATTATAGAAGAGCTTATAAATTACATGCAACTAATGGTATTCTATTTAATCACGAATCACCTCGTAGAGGTTCTAATTTTGTAACTAGTAAAGTTGTAAAAAGTGCAATACGAATTAAGTTAGGTATGCAAGATAAATTAGAATTAGGAAATATGGATTCGTATAGAGATTGGGGACATTCTTACGATTATGTCCGCGCTATGCATCTAATGTTGCAACAAGATAGCCCTGGAGATTGGATAGTAGCCACAGGAGAAACCCATTCAGTTAGAGAAATGTGTGATTATGTATTTAGTAAACTAGGGTTAGATTATAATGATTATGTTGTTCAAAATCCTAGATTTATGCGCCCTGAAGAATTACCTTACTTAAAAGGTGACCCAACTAAAATTAGAACAGAATTAGGATGGACACCAAAGTATAGTTTTGAAACGCTAATGGATGATATGATAGATTATTGGACAAAAATATACGAAAAAAGAGTACGATTTAATGAAGCCTAAAACTATATTTAATATATTAGGTGATGTATCATACAAGAAGACAAAATCAGATACGTATACCGAAGGTGATTGGAAAGCGTATAATACTTATATGGTGAATAGGTGGTTGAGCATGAATTCTGATGTTACAGAAATCATAAATTTTATACAAAAATACTATTCACTAGATAAAAAGATACACTACAAATTGCTCAGTGATATCCTACCAAAACAGAAACTTTTTACTAAATACGTAAAGGGAAAAAAGGTGGATAAATATAATCCTGAGCTAGTCACTATAGTAGCTGATCACTATGAAATAAGTCGTAAAGAAGCTAAAGAGCGTATAGGAATGTATATGCATTTTAGTCACGGAGAGCAGAGTTTGGCAGACATGTTACGTATGTATGGTAAAACAGAAAAAGAAATAAAGAGGTTATTAAAATGAGAATAGGTGAACGCGATTTAACAGCAGAAAAAACTTACACTAATAATATTGAAGAATTAAAAGATAAGTATCCTGATATCTACAAAGAGTACGGACGAATATCAAATGAACAATTTGATTTATTTGCTCGTAAGATGTTAGATTATGGTAAAGGTAACATATCAGTAGGTTCAAATCTAGATACACCCGAAGAAGAAAAAGTAGCTTTAACTGGGTTATGGTTCAGAATGAACGATAAGATTCAACGATTAAAGCAGTTAGTTTTATTAAATAAAGATCCAAAAATAAAAGCAGAATCTGTAAAAGATACATTTCAGGATCTATCAATCTACGGCATAATTGCACAGATAGTAAAAAATAAGCGATGGAAATAAAAACAATAGATGATATGACTCCAGTCAAGAAAAAGAAAGGGCAAAAGTCTATATCTTATTCTCAATATTCAATGTATGCCCAATGCCCGAAACGTTGGAAATTAAATTATGTTGATAACTTACGAGAGTACACACAATCAATTCATACAATGTTTGGTTCAGCTATGCATGAAACAATGCAAGGATATCTAACAATTATGTATGAAGGATCTATTAAAGAAGCTAACGAATTAAAACTTAGTGAAGTATTAAGAGGAGCAATGGCTAAAGAATATCGTAAAGCTATGGCTATGGGTCAACAGCCTGGATTTACTAATAAAACAGAAATGCGAGAATTCTTTTATGATGGTATTGCAATACTAGAAACTTTTCTTAAGAAGAGAGGAGCATATTTTAATAAGAAGAATACAAAGTTAATTGGGGTAGAAACACCACTAAGTATACCTCTAGCAGTAAACGAAAATATATTATTTACTGGGTATATTGATATTGTCATGCAAGATATAAATACAGGTCGATTTAAGATATATGATATTAAAACCTCAACAAGAGGTTGGAATAAATACCAAAAAGCAGATAAAACGAAAACAGCTCAAATGGTGTTATATAAACAATATTTTGCAAAACAATTTAATGTTGATCCTGAAATGATAGACATTGAATATTTTATAGTTCGCAGAAAGATTGATGAAAATGCACAATGGCCAGTAAAACGAATACAGACATTTGTTCCAGCTTCAGGTAAGCCAACAAGAAATAGTTTAGCTAAATCTTTGAATGAATTTGTAGAAAAATCATTTAATAAGGATGGTACATACAATACAGATGCACAACATTTATCGGTAGCTGGTAAAGGGAAAAAGCACTGCAAGTGGTGTGAATATAAAGATAGAGAGGATTTATGTCCAAAAGAAACAAGATTATATTAAATATGGAGAACAATTATGAAAATTAACATTTGGGTGCCACGAGAAGAAGTCTGGGGGCTTAATGCATGGCTAAAAACGCCGTGGGAAGAAACTAAAGGTAAATCAATAACCTTCTTCCATGATAAACCAGTTAAGGAAATGGATATAGTTCAAGTATCTATTAGTATATCTGAATATCAAAAAATTGTTGATAATAATGAAGAGATTGAAGCTAATATAGCTGAACAAATAGGTTGGGTGCAAACTACAACTATTGATCCAGAAACTGATGCTCAATTGCAAATGTTATTTGGAGATTAACATTGAAAATTGGTGTAACTGGTAGCAACAATTATGAAGATAAACGTAAGATAAAACAATTTTTATTTAAGTTTACAAATCAACCAGATATTGAAATAATATCTAGAGGGAATAAAAATGGAGCAGATAAATATATAAAAAAATATGCTTTAGAATTTAATTTAACTTATGTTGAAGTACAGCCAGCACACACATCACGAAGTTTATATTCAGCACTACCAGAATCATACTTCAACAAACCATATAGTATACGCAATTATTTTATTCAACGGAATATTTATATAAAGCAATGCGACCAGTTTGTTATTTTCAACACACAAAACGATACAATTATAAACGGTCTAATGACTGATATTAATAAGTTGCAAAAAAGTATAATAATAATAACATAAAAACATAGTGTATAGAGTGTTAATCCACTATTTATTATAAATAAAAGAAAAAAAGGTTATATATGGCACTACCACAGTTACGAAAAGCAAGCACAAAGAAAAAAATACTATTACTTTCAGATGATCTAAGAATGCACTCAGGAATTGGTACAGTTTCACGTGAATTT